CGTTGCTGATGGGCAGTGTAAGCGTTTGATGTTGTTCTTCCCGCCGGGTGCGGCCAAAAGCTATTATGGCAACGTGATGTTCTCGGCGTGGTGGATGGGGCGCAATCCGCGCGGCCAGCTGATGACGGCCAGTTACGGGCAGGAGGTGGCAGACAAATGGGGCCGCCGTGTCAAGGGCGTGATCCGTACCCCTGAGCATCTGCGGGTCTTTGGCGGGCACGAAATAAGCCGCTCAAGCGATGCCGCTGGTCGCTGGGCGACGACAACGGGCGGCGAGTATTATGCCGTTGGCGCTGGTGGTGCTATTACGTCCTACCGCGCTGACATTGCTATCATTGACGACCCGATTAAGGGCCGCGAAGAGGCGGACAGCGCCACAATCAAAGCGAAGCTGCGCGAATGGTACAAGAGCGACTTTTGGACGCGTCTCAAGCCGAACGCGCCTGTCGTCCTGATCATGACACGCTGGGCCGATGATGACCTTGCCGGGTGGCTGCTGGATGAAGCGCAGGCAGGCGGTGAACAATGGGATGTGGTGTCTGTGCCGATGGAGGCCGGGCAAGGCGATCTGCTCGGACGTGCGCCGGGTGAACGACTCTGGGCGGATTGGTTTACTGAGGACATGGTGCGCGAGGCAAAGCGCGACCGCCGCCGCTGGTCGGCGCTGTATCAGCAAACGCCCGCGCCTGATGAAGGGATTCAGTTCCGTGGCGACTGGTTCCCGCGCTTCCGCCTCGGCGATGAGCCGAAAGAGCTACGCTATTATATGGCCTCTGACTTTGCCGTCACGCCTGACGCTGGCGACTACACAGAGCATGGCGTTTTTGGCCTCGATCCACAAGGCCGCTGGTGGCTGGTGGACTGGTGGAGCGGCCAGACGACGCCAGACATCTGGATAGACCGCGCCTGTGACCTTATAGCACGCTGGCGGCCTATGCTCTGGGCGGCTGAGGCTGGTGTGATCAGGCGCGCCGTTGAGCCGTTCCTCATGCGCCGGATGCAAGAGCGCCGGACGTATTGCAGAATAGAGTGGGTTCCGTCGATTAGTGACAAACCTACACGCGCCCGGTCGTTTGAGGCGCGCGCAGCAATGCAGATGGTTAACTTGCCGCGTACAGAATGGGCAGACAGGCTGCTTGATCAATTGTTGCGCTTCCCAGCAGGTAAACATGACGATGCAGTGGATGTGTGTTCTTTGATGGCGCTGGCGCTTGACAGTATGCCAGCCGCGCCTTATCCTGCGGAAGAAATAAAACCGCGCCGTGTCATGCGTTGGGACAAAGAGCCTGACGATGATTTAGACAGTTGGAGGACGCTATAAATGCCCATTACTGCAAATCATTTGCGCACGGCGATGACGGTTTCGTTTACTGGCGCAACGACTTCCGACGAAATGCCAGTGCCGCGCGGTTATTTTTTTGTGAAAATCAAAGGCGGCAGTGGTACTGTAGTGCTTGAGCGTTATGACGTAGCGCAAGCTGAATGGGACATTGCCGACACTTTCACCGCTGACACCGCCAAAAACTTTTATGAGGCTGTCGGCAACACGGCGCACCGCCTCCGCTGCACCACATACACAAGCGGCACGATCAAAGGCACGATTGCCGCTCCTGCCGTGCAGGTGCCCGTTTGATGAGGCAAGATGATCTCGACAAGCTGCTGAAATGGTACGATGATGCCGATGAAGCGTCATTGGATGCCCGCGAAAACTCGGAGCGCGATCGGGATTATTATGACGGGTATCAATGGACGGATGACGAAATCGAGACGATGACAAAGCGCGGGCAACCGCCTATCGTCGTCAACCGCATTCGCCGGAAAATAAACTATGTGCTGGGTTATGAGCAGCGCCTGCGCACTGACCCACGCGCAATGCCGCGCACGCCCAAGCATGAAGAAGCCGCCAAGGCTGCAACGGATGCGCTCCGTTACATTGTTGAGACAAACCGATTCGACCGCCTGAAATCGTCTGTCTTTGCCAACATGGTTGTTGAAGGGTTTGGTGGTTGCGAGATCAGCCTGAAGCAGGGCCGTAACGGGATCGACATCATTATCAAACATGTCCATTGGGATCGGCTGTTTTACGATCCGCACAGCCGGGAGCGTGATTTTAGTGATGCGCGGTATGTTGGCACGGTGACATGGATCGATGAAGCGCTTCTGAAAGCGCAATTCCCGAACAAGAAGAACGTCATTGATTCCACTGGTCTTAGCAACAAAAGCCTTGGTGAGACCTACGACGACAAGCCGCGCCGCTGGTGGACGACGGAACGCCGCGACCGGATGAAGGTGATTGCGATTTTCTACCGTGACCCCGGCAAAGGCTGGATGCACGCAATCTTTACCGATGGCGGGTTTCTGAAAGACCCTGAGCCGATTCCGTATCAGGATGAGGACGGCGCCAATTGGTGTCCGCTTATTATGCAATCCGCTTATGTGGATCGCGACAACATGCGCTACGGAGAAGTGCGTGAGTTGATCGGGTTGCAGGACGAGATCAACAAGCGGCGCTCGAAGGCGCTGCATTTGATGACGATGCGGCAGGTGGTGCTTGAGGAAGGCGCGGTTCGAGATGTAAACGCCGCCCGCAAACAGTTGAGCCGCGCTGATGGTGTGATTGAGGTTGCACCTGGGTTGCGCTTTGAGATTTTGCCCACTGGCGATATGGCGCAGGGCCAGTTTGAATTACTTGCTGAGGCCAAGAACGAAATTGATCTGTCGGGCGCAAACGCTGCCTTGATGGGTAAGGATCAGTTGGGTTTGAGCGGCAAGGCCATTCAGGCGCAGCAACAGGGCGGCGCAACGGAATTGCAACCTTTGATGGATGCATTGCGCGACTGGCATTTGACCGTGTTGCGCCGTTGCTGGCAGTTGGTGCGCCAGTATTGGACAGAAGAACGCTGGGTTCGCGTTACCGATGACGAAAACAATTTGCGCTTTGTGGGTCTGAATCGTCCTGTGACCGCTGGCGAGATGTTGCAACAGCGATTCCAGCAATTGCCGCCGGAAGAGCAACAGGCGCGGGCGCAAGAGCTGCAAATGGCAATGCAAGACCCGCGCGCGCAAGAGGTTGTGCAGACGGAAAACGATGTCGCTGAACTGGATGTGGACATCTACATCGAAGAACAGCCGGATATCATCAGCCTGCAATCGGAACAGTTTGAACAATTGGCACAGATGGCGGGCGCTGGCGTGCCGATCCCGCCGGATGTGCTGATTGAGGCGTCCAGCCTGCGCAATAAAAAGCAGCTTCTTGACATGATGCGTCAAGGGCAGGGCGCTCCTGATCCACGGGCGGAAGCGGAAGCCCGCAAACTGGAATCCGAAACAATCAAAAACGAATCACAGGCACAGCTTAACCTTGCCAAGGCAGGCCAGACCCAAGTGGGCAGCCGCCTTGATGTGGCGCAAGCGATGATGCCGCAACAGACACTCCCGCAAGGAGTTACCGCCGCCGGGTAATCGGGCGATCTGGCCGCCGCAGTACGGGCGATAGAGGATAAACGACCATGAGCAACGGACTTGAAAACCTTTACGAAGCACTGACCGGGACAGAAGTTGATGCCGAAAAGCCTGAAACGGAAAATCCCGAACAGCCTGAAGTAAAGGATGAGGGCGTTAAAGAGGAAGCCGCGCCGCCTGCGGAATCACAAGCACCCGCTGCAAAAGATGAGCGTTTTATCCCGATCAATGCACTTTTGGACGAGCGCGAAAAACGTCAACGTCTTGAGGCCGAACTGGCGCAGTTAAAGGCGCAAGCCCAACCTGCGAAAGAGGACACCACCGAGGATGATCTTTTCAGCAATCCCGCTGAGGTTCTGAAACGGGTGCAGATGGAAGCGTATGCAGCAGCTCGCCGGGACATGATCAATATGTCAGAGGCGATTCTGTTCGAGACAAAGCCGGATGCACAGGAAAAGATCGATGCTTTTAAAGAGGCGATTCAACAGAATCCCACGCTTTACCAGCAGATGATTCACAGTCCGAATCCAGCCGGATTTGCCTATCAGGAAGGCGCAAAGTTTCTGAGCGTGAAAGCCATGCCAACAGACATGGCGAAATACGAACAGGAACTGCGGGCCAAGATTGAGGCAGAAATGGTAGCCAAGTACGGCCAGAAGGGCGGGAAGCTACCTTCGTCCATCCCGACAACACTTTCCGATGTGCCAAATGTCAAGCCGGATGCTGATGAAGCCCCGGATGCGCTGGACATTGGAGCAATCCTTAAAGCCGCCAGACGATAGGAGTCATTATGGCAGAATCTAGGGCCGCGACGGGCCTAACCGTCCAACGCTGGGACAGTAATTTCTTCACCCAGTATTTGCAGGAAAACCGTTTTTCCCGTTACATGGGTGCGGAAACGAGCAGCATTATTCAGGTTAACAACGACCTGCGCAATGCAAAGGGCAAAACCGTTACGTTTGCTCTCGCCAACAAGCTGATTGGGGCTGGTGTTACCGGTTCGGCTACGCTTGAGGGTGCAGAGGAAGACCTGCGCACCCGTTCGTTTACGGTAAACGTGAACAAGCGGCGTCATGCGGTGATCGTGCCGGAAATCGAGGAACAGTACAGCGCAATCAGCCTGCGCGATGCTGGCCGCGAAGTCCTGATGGACTGGATGATGGAGAACGTGCGGGATCGGATCATTGCCGCTCTCGGCTCCATTGATGGGGTTGCCTATGGTTCTGCCACGGCTGCACAACGCAACACATGGCTCACCAATAACAGTGACCGTGTGCTGTATGGTAACGCCAAAGGGAACAGTTCCTCGCTGGTTCATGCCACGGCGCTTGCCAACGTTGACAACACCAACGACAAGCTGACGACCGCCAGCATTGACCTGATGAAGCGGATGGCTCTTGAGGCATCGCCCAAGATTCGTCCAATTCGTGTTGGTGAGGACACCCGCACGTTCGTGCTGTTCTGCGGCACGCGCACGTTCCGGGATCTGAAGCGGGATACGACCCTGATGCAGGCACAGCGTGACGCTCTGCCGCGCAGCAAGGATAATCCGCTGTTTCGTGGTGGCGACCTGCTGTGGGATAACGTTGTGATCCACGAGATCGACGACATCCCGGTTCTGACTGGTGTTGGCGCTGGCAGCATCGACGTTTCGCCGGTGTATTTCTGTGGTGCGCAATCACTGGCTTACGCTATCAGCAAGCCCACCTATACGATCACGGACGACCGCGACTACGAAGACAAGAAGGGCGTTTCCGTCAACATCATTGATGGTGTCGAGAAAATGCGTTTCGGAACTTCATTAACCACAGATACTGGCAACACAAAAGACAATGGTCTATTGACCGGGTTCTTTGCCGCTGTTGCTGACGCTTAAGGAGAACTGAACTATGCCTACTTTAACTGCTGCTGAAGCCGCTGCATCTTATCCCGTGTTTGAAAGCACGGGCCGGGGTGTGCTGCACGTTGCAACGGGTTCTATTACCCTTGCAGCAAACCCGACCGCTGCTGACATTCTGGAGTTCTGCTTTATTCCGGCAGGCGCTACGATTGTTGGCGGGTATCTGCGAGGCGACGATATCGACACTGGCACTGAAGCGCTGGATATTGATATCGGTTGGGCCGCAAACGGTGTGGAATCCGCTGACACGGATGGACTTGGCAACTTCGGTGTGATCACCGGGGATGCCGTGACCGAGTGGAAGCCCGAGGTTTCCATTTTCCTGCCGCTGAACGGCACTCTGAAAAC